TGCGTTAAGATAGTTGATATGGGGCCGGTATTCAGAAGAATGCACCATCGAGTTTCGTGGAAGCATACAACGCCGTGCATATTGGATGAGTCATTTAAGAAATGAAAAAGAAACCTTCTGATTCACCGCCGCAACCCGCATCCGATCTCCAAGGGAAGATCCGCGAAGCCGAGTTTAAAAACATCCTGCAAAAGCTGAAGGATGGGAAGACGTTGACGGCGCGAGAGTCGAAGATCGCGGCAGAGTTTGCGGCTAAGCGGGATGGAAAAGGGCTGACGCAGGCCGAGCTTGCGGCGGCATGGGGCATGACGCAGCCGAACATTCACAAGATGGTCAAGCAGGGAATGCCTATGACCAGCATCGAGGCCGCTACGGAGTGGCGGAAGGACTGGCTCGAAACGCATGGGAGAGGCGACACCGCGCCGGAGAACATCCAGCAGGCGAAGTTGCGGAAGACATTACTGGAATGCGAGAAGATCGAGTTTGCGCTTTCGGTTGATCGCGGTGAATACATCAAGAACGCCGTAGTCCGCGAAGCTGGAATCCGCATCGGCGCGATCTTCAGCGCAAAACTCGCGGCATTGGTCAACGACGCCAGCGGCGCGTTGGCTGGACTCGACGAAGCCAGCCTAAGAAAGAAACTGCACGAGCGCACGCAAGCGATCCTTGCCGAAATCCGCAACGAATTAGAAAAGGTATGAACTACGAAACACGAACAACGAAAATGATAGTCGGAGTCAAAGGCCAACAAATATTTGACGACAGCGTCACCGAGATCGAGATCGTTGACGAGGCCGCTGGGGAATTCTTGGAGATCAGCCAAGAGGGCGGAAAGCTACGCTTTGACGCAGAAGAATGGCCGCACGTCCGAGACGCCGTCGAGAAGATGTTTAAGCTGTGCCGAAATTATGACTAAGCGCGAACTCTGGAAAATATACGCCAAGCGGAACCCAAGCTTCGACGGCGAAGGCAACGTGACGATGTCCGCTGCCGGGCTGCGAAAGATGTTTGAAACAACGTGGGAAATTGCCATGTATGACGGAGAAGAGGAGCCGAGTTCTAAGCAACCGTCTGCGAATGTAGACGCGCTCAAACAGATTTTTGGAATGCGATGAACGCACTCGCACAAGGCATCCGCGACGGCATCAAGTTAGCATTCGACGGCACGATACTTGACTGGGCAAGCGACCACGTTAGTTTCCCTAACTCCGATCGCGCTTCGCGCTTCGATCCGTCGGTTGCGCCGTGGCTCAACGCTCCGCTATTGGCCGCGAGTGATGACGAGACGACTCAGGTCTTTCTTCGCGCACCGACCGGAGGCGGCAAGACGACCATGATGGAAACGCTCGCCTGCTTCATCGTGGCGCAAAAGCCTGGGCCTACGTTGTTCGTAGGACAGACTGACGACATGGTCAAGGACTGGACGGAGTCGCGCTTGCTTCCGATCTTCAACGAATGCCAACCGGTCAAAGACCTATTCCCAGAAGACCGCCATTCTCTCAGAAAAACGACCATCCTTTTCCCACATATGGTATTGTTCGCAGGGGGCGCGAACATGACCAACCTTCAAGAAAAATCGATGCGCTACTGCATCGGTGACGAGGTCTGGCGGTGGAAAAGCGGCATGATCAAGGAACTAAAAGCCCGTCACCACGACAGATGGAACCGGAAGACGCTCTTAGTCTCGCAAGGATGGGACGCAGGACACGAAGCAGACGCCGAATGGGACAGCGGAACGCGAGAAGTCTGGGGTTGGACTTGTTCCCATTGCGGGAACTGGCAGCGGTATCTGTTCGACCAGATCGAATATGCGAGCGAACGTGACGAAAAGGGCGGCATCTTGTGGGATAAGGTGCAGGATTCCGTTCGGATGAAGTGCGAGCATTGCGAGACGCGATATAAAGACGACGCATCGACTCGACGAAACCTTGCAAATAGTGCAACTTACCGCTCACTCAACCCGCATCCGGTGCGAGGGCACAGGAGCTTCGAGTATCCGGCTTACGCCGTATGGTGGATACCGTGGTTCAGCATCGTGAAAGAGTGGATCGAAGCCAACGAAGCCAAGTCATCTGGCAACCTGGAGCCGCTAAAACAATTTATTCAGAAACGAAAGGCGCAGACTTGGCAGGACGAAGTCACTAGCGATCTGCCGGAGATAACGACAGGCGACTACGCGAAGGCTGAATATCTCGAAGGGCAAAAGATCGACGGAGAGCACAGGCGCTTTATGTGCGTCGATAAGCAACGCGATCACTTCTGGGCCGTCGTCCGCGCCTTCCGAGTGGACGGATCGTCGATGCTCTTGCACGAGTCAAGGCCGCTGACTTGGGAAACGCTCGACGCCATTCAACAGCAGTTCGACATCATGCCGAGATGCGTCGTAGTTGATGCTGGCTACGACACGCCGCTCGTTTACGAACAGTGCGCACGGCGTGGGTGGACGGCATCGCACGGGTCGGGGCAGGACGGCTTTTATCATATCGACAACGGACGACGCACGCGGCGCTTCGTTTCTAAGATCGAAGGAGCGCAGGCCGGAAGCGACGGGTTAAAGTGCGCGTATTTCTTTTTCAGCAACGAAGGCATCAAAGATAAATTGGCTTCACTTCGCCAGGCTGACGCAACGCCGAAGTGGGAAGTTGCGCGGGACGTGTCGGAAGACTACAGAAAGCAAATGTTGTCGGAGATGAAAAAAGACGTGACGAACTCCAAGACCAAACAAGTCGAGCAAAGATGGGTTCGCATCGGCGGACGTCCGAACCATCTTTGGGACTGCGAGTGCATCGCGCTCGCGTCCGCTATGCTGGCGGGAGTTTTGCCGATAGGAGCGGAGAGCTAGTTTTGACACAAGGAACATTTAAATGGCGATGAACAAATCATTCTTCGGTCTGCCGCTTGCAACTCTGCAAGAATTGCAGGGCGACTTTACGGCTTGCTTGAAAGCAATAGCCGTTGCAGGCGCTTCGTATAGCATCGCAGGGCGCTCCTTTACTCGCGCTAATCTTGCCGAGGTTGCGCAGACCATCAAGGAATTGCAATCGGCTATTGACAACGCGAGCGGTTCGCGTATAAGGAGATTCACGCCGACGTTCCCAACCCAGCGCCCATAAATGCAAGACCTAATTACAAAAGCCCTTTCGTTTGTCTCGCCTAAGGCCGCGCTGGATCGCATGGTCAACCAAGCGAAGCTACGCAATTTCGGTCGCTTCGACTCAGCATTGACGAGCGAAAAACGCGGGATCAGTCGCGGCGTTAGCGGCGGTGAAGATACCGCCGGAACTCGCGAACGCTTCGCGCTTATTCGGGCCGCTCGCGATCTCGCCGACAACTTCCCGCCCGTCCGTTCTCTCCTTCTCAAATTTGCAACCTACGTTTCCGGACGCATCGCATACCAAGCCCGCACCGGAGATCATGAAGTCGATACCAAGATCGAAAAGTATTGGCAGAAGTGGTGCAACGAGTGTGATTTTCTAGGCCGTCACAACTTCACAACGCTTTTGCAGCTTGCCGTAACGGCTATTCTGCGCGATGGCGACTGCGGATTCATCATCGTCCGCGACGGCGAAGACCTAAAATTGCAAAGCGTCGAAGCCGACCGCATCGGGTCGCCTTACGACAGAACAGATACCGACAAATACATTGGCGGAATAAATGTTGACGACTATGGAAGACCCGTTTCATACACTATTTTCACGCGCACTATCAACAACCAGTATATTTCTCCTACTGATATTGTTGCAAAAGAGTTTATCCACCTTTTCGATGCAGCGCGACTTGACGAATACCGTGGGCGGTCTGCTTTCGCTACTGCGCTAAACGCAACTCGCGACTTGCAGGAAGCGATTAAAGCCGAAGTGCAGGCTATCAAGTACGCAAGCTATCAAAGCGGCGTGATAACGACCGAGAGCGGAGCCGCTGACGCTGGCGACTATTTCGCGCGCGGCAACTCAAACGATCAAGGACAAGTTGCACGCTTGCAGTCACTCGACCCTGGAACGGTCAACTATCTCGGATCGGGCGAGAAGATGGAGATGTTCAAGAGCGACCGTCCGACGGGTGCATTCGGTGAATTTATCCGACTCATCCAAGCTCATATCTGCATGGCAGTTGGTCTTCCTTACGGCTTCGCATTCGATGCAGACAAGAGCGGCCCAATGGCACGGATGGAAGCGGCAATGGCCGAGCGCACATTCTTGCGGTGGCGTGGACTTCTCGAAGGGAAATTCCTAGACAGGATAAAAAATATTATCTTGCTGGACGCCGCCGCTCGCGGACTCATTCCAGATTCCGAATACTTGCTCGATGGCCGCTGGTGCTGGCCTGCGAAAGTTTCGATTGATTACGGGCGCGAAGCCAATGCTGATATCAACCTTTGGAAGGCTGGACTCAAGACCGCAGGACAGATTTATTCCGACATGGGCGAAGACTACGAAGAAGCACTTCGCGCAAGGGCGAAGGAAAGCGCAATGATCGTATCGCTCGCAAACGAGATGGACATTCCTGCGGAATACATCTCGGACTCTATCATTCCCATTCAAGCCGCCGCGCCTATTGCCGCGCCTATCGTTCAAGAGGAGCCACAACCTGAGCCAATACAGACAGAGCAAGCCAAGCAAGTTGATCTAGCTGACGAGAACAAGCCTAGCAAAGGCATGGTAGAAGAGGCGCTCAAGGGCTTGAAGTGGCGCGAAGAGCACAACCGAGGCGGAACCGCCGTAGGCGTTGCACGCGCTCGCGACATCAGCAACGGCAAAAACTTGTCGGACGATACCGTCAAGCGGATGCACTCGTTTTTTTCACGCCACGAAGTTGATAAAAAGGGACAGGGTTTTCAACAAGGGGAAGATGGGTTCCCATCCGCAGGCCGCATCGCATGGGCATTGTGGGGCGGAGACGCTGGTCAAGTGTGGGCCGCCGACAAAGTCAAAGGGATGCAGGCATCGCAACCCGAACAGATGAAGGTATCGCTTGCCGTTCGCGATCCGTTCGGACGCATCACCGGCTTTGAAACAAAACACGAGCTTGTTATGCCGACACCCGAAAGAAACGAAGAGCAGGATGACTTCATAGGCCGTTGCATGGTGAGCGGAACGATGTCGAGCGAATATCCAGACGAGAGCCAGCGCGTTGCCGTTTGCTCCGCACAATGGGAGAAAAAATAAATGATCACACAAGGAATTGCACTTGAAGCAAAGCGCGCGCTGATCTCAGGCGTTCACCAACCTGGAGACGACTACCGCATCGCATTCTATTCGGCATCGGCAAAGGTCGGGCCACAAACAAAAGCCTACGTCGCCGAAGGTGAGATTAAAGGCAAAGGCTACAAGGCCGGAGGCGTCAAGCTCAAGGGCTTCAAGACCGGCAGCATCGGCAAAAATGCCTTTATGACATTCGATGATGTTGAACTAAAGAATGCAACATTCAGCGTATCAGGCGCGATGATCTACAATGCCAGCAAAGGCAACGCAACCTTGTGCGTCCTCAACCTCGGAGGAGAGCGCCACGTCTTTGACGGCGCATTTGAACTCAAATTTCCGAAGCCAACCGAAAACAACGCACTCATTCTTTTAGCATAAATATGAAACCGACCAACCCAATTATTATCGACGGAAAGACCTTTGATCTTTATACGATGACGCTCACAACAGCGAGTCGCTACAACTCGCCAGATCAACAGGATGCGAGCGTTGTATTGACGCTTACGCCGACACGATTTGAAGGCGACCAGATCGAGCAGTCGCAAGAAAACAATCGCACGGTTTTATTCGGTTCTCTCGCAGTTGCGAGCCAACCAGCAATAGTCGCCGTCGATGAAGTTTCAGCCGCAATTCAAAAATTCATTTACGCAGAAGGGCTTTAAAATATGGCCGTCATAAAAGCTCAAGCATCTGGGAACTGGAGCGCAGTCGGAACATGGAGTGGCGGCGTAGTTCCATCATTGAATGATACGGTTTACGCAAACGGATTCACAGTCGCACTTGATCAATCCATCGACTTGACCGGCTCAACCGTGGACACATCTGGCTCGTTTATTCCGGGACAAATCTACATGGTCGTTTCGCTTGGAACGACCAACTTTGCATTGACGGCAAACTGCATTGCTCCAGGAACAAATGCAGGAACTCCGGTCGCGATCACCTCAGCAGTCGGTCAGATTTTCCAAGCCGTCAACGCAGGAACAGCTACAACAGGCACGGCTCGCCGCATGGGCGCGTTGTTGAACTTTGTGAACACGCCGCTGACGATTGCCACTGGTGGCGGATTTACGCTAGCGGCAAATTGGAATATTACAGGGGCATATATCCAAGCAGGATCAGCGAACTGCCTGACGGTCTCCGCTGCCGCAAGCTCGACACTTGCAGGATGCTACGCGACAGGATCCGCCTTTACGCTATCGACTCGCGCTATTGCATTTTCATCAAGCGGGACATTAACGCTCAACGGAATTACTGCAATCGGTGGAAGAGTGACGGGAACAACCGCCGCAAACGGGCCGCACGCTATCGAATCTACGTCAGCGGCAGGAACTATAGATATTACAAATGCAAGCACCTTGACGGGTGGAAGCGCCTCCTTCGCCTACGGCCTAAGCAACAGCAGTACAGGAACGGTCACAATCACATCCAGCACGGTAACCGGCGGGAGTGGAGGCTCCTTCACCTTCGGCCTAAACAACATCAGCACAGGAACGGTCACAATCACATCCAGCACGGTAACCGGCGGGAGTGGAGGCTCTTCCTTCGGCCTAAACAACAGCAGTACAGGAACGGTCACAATCACATCCAGCACGGTAACTGGAGGGAGTGGCAGCACCGCTTCCTACGGCCTAAACAACAACAGCGCAGGAACGGTCACAATCACATCCAGCACGGTAACCGGCGGGAGTGGCACCACCGCCTACGGCCTCAATAATGCCAGCACTGGAACGGTCACAATCACATCTAGCACGGTAACTGGCGGGAGTGGCACCACCGCCTACGGCCTAAACAACAACAGCACAGGAACAATCGTATCGACAGGCGACATCACCGCGACCAACTCCGCGAGTGCCTTATCATCAGACAGCACCGCAGCCAACGTCAAAATTAGCGGATCGCTTATAGGCAGTATTAACGGAAGGCCCGCAATCTATGCTTCAAGGTATCTAATTGATCCAACTCCGACCACGGCAAAATTCCGGCAAGGCAAAAACGGATCGACAACATACAGCGATTTTTTCACCGCCGACAACAGTTTAGGACAAGCCGCGATAACAGACGTTCGTTTTGGAACCATCTACGCAAGCGGAGCATTGACGGGAGTTGCATATATTCCAGCAGCCGCCAGCGTTGCATTCGGCGTCCCAGTCGATAACACTACTGGAACAGCAGCTCTCACGCCTGCGAGCGTGTGGGATCATTTACTTTCAGCCATCACCGCAAGCAGCACAATCGGCACGCTTCTTAAAACCAACATCGACGCGACAATTTCGAGTCGTTCAACATTGACCGCCGCAAACGTCAGAACAGAACTCACGCCGGAACTAACCGAGATCGGCGAGATCCACGCGATCCACGGACTCGATATCGCAAACGCGCTCACGGTCACGCCAACTCTCCGATCAGCGGGAGCGATCACTCAAGCCATCACCGGCGACGGAACCACAAGCACGATAGTCACGCGAGTCTAAGCGTATGTTAGCTTCCCTGCTCATCGCAACGCAGGGCTTATTGCCAAGCCCAACGCCGCTATCCATCGGCGTGCAGGGCTTATTGTTCGTTTCGGTAGTCCCGCCAGTTCCTATTGCTCCGACCGATCTTCCTGGCGGTGGCGGAAGGCGTGACGAGCGAAGGGTGACGCTTTACGCTCTCGGCAACCGCCTTCGGTATTCGGTTGGTAGCGTCGATATAAGCGCAGGAACGCGGATAAATGTAACAGGGAGCGCATTCAATTCTCGCACGTCCGACGCCGCGCTTTCGATCAGCGCAAGCACGACATCAAAAGGCAACCGGAACCATGCCGGAACGGGCCGCGCAGGAATCTCGATCTCGTCAACATTCGACGTTGTCGGATGCGAAGAAGAGAATGAGCTTGAAGTTTATTTAATGGCTCAGGCGGCGATGGAATTGATGGACAGCATTTGACATCCGCGCCTTCGCATGGATGTCATCGAAGGTGTCTCAATAATTTCAATCGGAGAAGCAAAAGGCCACGGGCTTTATGTGGACGAGCAGACTTTGATGGAAGTCAAAGAATGCGCGGAGTCATACAAGGGCGGCGTCAAGGTCAACCTAGACCACGGCGCAGGCATTAAGGACATCGTCGGCTTCGTAAATAATTTCCGCATCGTCGGATCGCAACTCTTGGGCGATCTTAACCTTCTCCAAACATCGCCCATGCGCGACTACGTCCTGGAGATTTCAAGCAAACTCCCAGATACATTTGGAATCAGCATCGCTTTCAGCGGCCCTATCCGCGAAGTGAACGGGATGGACTTCGCAAGTTGCACAGAACTCTACAGCGCCGATCTGGTGCAAACACCAGCCGCAAATGCGACAGGGCTTTTCAGTTTTACAGCAAAGCAAGTTGACAAATTTTTCCAACAAATGGAAGACGCAACAATCGAAATCGAACCAAAGGAGGACGAGGTCAGCATCGCCGACATCGTTTCTCGTCTCGCCGCTCTTGAAACCGCCTTCGGCGACTACAAGAACAAAATGGAAATGCCAGCCGAAGAGCCAGCAGCCGAGCCTATGAAGGAAGAGATGGCCGCTGAACTCAGCGCAATTTCCAAACTCGAAGCCAAGCTCGACACGATCATCTCAAACTTCGGAGCCGCTCCAGTAAAGGCTTCGGTAGTCGCAGAAGAGAAGGCCGAAGAGAAATTCGATCTCAAAGCGATCATCACCCAGAAGACCGAGGAACTCGGAAGCCGCACCGAAGCTATCCGTTTCGCAATGCGCAACCACCGCGAAGCCTACATCGAGGCCCGCGACAACAATCAACTCAACTTTTAATCCCACCTAATTTATGGCAACACAAAACGACCTAGGAATCCGGAGTTTTAACTTCGCTTCCGCTATCAGCGCCAACACTCTCGTGAGCGTGTCAGGCGACAACGCTGCGCAAGCAGCATCAACCGGAGCCGCAGCAATCGGAGTTGTCCAAGACGACACCGCCGCCGCTGATCAAGGCGCCGTAAAAATGTTTTTCCCATCGCAGTTCGGCATCGTAGCCGCCGCCGGTATCGTTACCGCAGGCAGCTCCGTTTTTGCTGTTACCAACGGCACGATCGTTGGAACGCTTGCAGCAAGCGCCGCAACTCTCGGAATCGCGATCAACAGCGGCGTAGCCGGTGACATCGTGGAATACGTTCCTAAATTCAACCAATAACTAATCACCCACTATGGCACTCTCATACACAACCATCCGCGCTGATATTGCGCAGGCCGTTTTTGAAGGTCTTTCCAACAAAAACAATTTGTTCATCGGCACAGAAGTCATGCCCGTGTTCTCCTCAGACGTTCGCTCCGGCGCATATCTGAAATTGAACCTCGGCGACTCCGAAGCTCTTAACGATGACGCTCTCAAAATCGCCGCCGGTGCTGGATATCCACGCACAAGCCGCCGTTTCACAAGCGACTCGTTCGACGCGATCGAGTACGGTCTCGAGGAAGTTCTTCCTGACAGCAACCGCCGCGATCTCGACAGATTTTTCGACACCGAAGTAAACATCGCCGCGATGCTCCTTCGCCAAATCCAAGTCAGCCACGAGGCTCGCGTTGCTTCCGCAGCATTCGCCGCCAACGGCCTGACAGCGATCAGCGCATCGGCAGCATACACCGACGCGAATATCACATCCTTTGACGTTCCAGGAGATGTCGCCGCAGCAAAGCTCGAACTCGCCAAGTATGGCGTTCTTGCCAACACCCTGATCATGTCAATGCCAGTGTTCGAGCGCATCCGCCGCTCCGCTAAAGTGCAGAATCAATTCTTCGGCATTGTTCCTTCGGATCAAAGCCGTCTCCTCAGCGAGGGCGAAGTTGCCGCCGCTGTCGGAGTTGATCGCGTTCTCGTTGGCCGCGCACCTAAAAACACAGCCAAAAAAGGCCAAGTGTATTCCGGTGGGTTCATCTGGAGCAACACCTACATGGCACTCGCCAACACGGTCGGTGGTGACTTCTCTGGTGGTGGATTCGGTCGCACGATTGTATGGGCCGCAGACAGTCCCGTGCCTTTCGTCTCCGAAACCTATCGCGACGAAGCTCGCCGCGCCGACGTTCTCCGCGTTCGTCAGAACTCAGCCGAGAAAGTTATCGACGGATCGAGCATCATCCGCATCACAACCGGATACGTGTAAAATTCCCCAAGTCAGCATCGAAGAAGCCACCCTTGAAAGAGGGTGGCTTTTTTGTTTTTGTTGACATATACTGCAAGAGTAAACATGAACCAAAAAAAGAAGCTGGTCGCAGGCTTAATTTGCGGCAACGAAGAACCGCGCATCGAGCGATGCGTTAAGTCGCTCAAACAAATCTGTGACGAGATTGTTGTCGTTCGCGCAATCGGAGCACTCAAGCCGGATCGCACGCTCGACATCGCCAGGGAACTAGGATGTCACGTTGATGAATATTTTAATTCGCCGCTAGTCGCAGACTGGGAGCATCTCGACAACTTCGGAGAGGCGCGAAACAAAGCATTCGCCAAGGCATACGAACTCGCAGGAAAAGACGGATGGGTAATGTGGGCAGACTGCGACGACATAATTGAACCGCACATGGTCGCGCCAACATTGGCCGCGCTTGAAGAATGTCCTCCGGAACAGGACTGGATATTGACCGACTACGTCATTCCCGAACAGGGCAAACGCGCACCACGCGAGCGTTTCTTCCGACATCGCACAGCATGGTGGCATCGTCCGGTGCATGAGAACGCGCAGCCTACAAAAGACGTGCAAGTCTATATGCGGCGCGATCTTGAAATCATACACCAACCGCCGATAGGTCATCGCAACAGCAGCGAGCGCAACCGCCGGATCTTGATGCACCAAGATCGGATGACTTCGCATTTTAAATTCTATTTACACTACGAGAACTTCATCGCAGGCAACAAGGAACTCGCCGCGAAATACGGATCGGAGGCACTCGCTTTGACCGATCTGGACGGCGTCAACCGCTACGAGATTCTTTTAAATTGCGCCAACATTACGAGCGGGGAAATATCTCTCAACCTTGCACGCAAGGCCAAGGCACTTGAGCCGAAACGCCGCGAAGCCTACGGACTTGAGGCGAGCATCCTGCTTGACGATAAAAAATACCAAGATGCGTTGAAAGTGGTGGAAGAAATGCTTGAAGTGCCGACGCCGAAATTCCCGCAATGGACGCACCGAAAGGAATGGTATGGGTGGAAGGGCGATCAACTCTACGCTTGGACGCTCCGCCTTCTCGGACGCAACGAAGACGCCGAAGAGATCGAGCGCGAGACGTTGGCTGGATCAACCAAGCCTAAAATCTCGCTAGTCCACGCAACGCGAGGAAGACCCGTGGAGGCCGTGCAATGTATGACGCTATGGTTGTCCCGCGCAACGCACCCAGAGCGCGTGGAACATATCTTTGCGGTCGATCACGACGACGCCACGGCAGACGTTCTAAAACGATTCCGATCTGTGACGCAAAAAGAGGGTGGTTTTTCCGTCGGAGCTTGGAATCTCGGAGCCGCGCAAGCGACTGGTGATATTATAATTCAGTTATCTGACGACTGGGAGTGCCCGCCTGGGTGGGATGAAATGATTGAAAAGCGTCTCGACATTTCAAAACCGCAGGTGCTTCGTATCTCGGACGGATATAGAAAAGACGAATTACTTTGCATGGCGATTTTAACACGCAAATATTATGAGCAACATGGACTCTTTAACCCGCGATTCCGAAACGTATATAGCGACACCGACTTCACCTTTCGTGCCGCGAAAAATGGGGCGATTGTTG